AAGATTAACACTGCCGGAACACAGCCTTTGCAATCATCTACTCCTGTCATGCAGGACGCATTGGAACAGGCTGCGCCTCATTATCAGCTTGATACGCAGCAGGTACGTCCGCAACCGCAAACACGTCCCAGCGCTCCCGACCGGAATCAAATCAAGCAGTCGCTTAGAAATAAGGCGGGCGAGGCATATGTCAGCTTTATTAAAAGCGGCTACGGTCAGCAGGAAGCAGCGCGTATGGCAAAAGAAATGCTGGAGAATGATACGGCAGAAGAGTGGAATAAACAGCTTAGCGCTTATCAGGACAGTGTGCTTGAACCAGCACGACAGGATATCTTGAATCAGCTTGTGTATACGGACGGCGGAGAGGTCAGCGGTTATGATCCGAAAAAGCTTAAAGCAATGGCTCCACGGATTGCCGCTTACAATTACCGTGCACAGCAGCTGGGACTTCCGCAGATTGATATGAATATGCTGAATAATATCAATCAGTTGGATAAACTGAACATGAAATATCAGACAATGCCAAACGGGGTGCTTGTAGGAATTAATAATGACACGGGTGCCGTTCAGCAGATGGGGAATTACGCTCCGCCCCAAGACCCGCGGCGTTTTTATGTGAATACTGGCGGCGGATTGTTTGATACCCGGAGCGGACAGATTATTCCTGGCACGGCAAGAGAAGTGCAAGGGCCCGGAACAAGCGGATATAATTCACAGATTGTTTCACAGCTAAGCCATCTGCAGCAGATGTATGAAAAACAGCATATGTATGATGATGATTTTGATCCATCAAAATCTCCTTATTATGCACAGCTGCAGCAAGTCTTAGGGCTACAGCAGCCCGGACAACCGGGAGATGTGACAGGCGGGCAGAAACAGCTTGTTAATGATGAGCAGGGGCTTAGTAATAAGATTATGGAAATGCGACAGAAAATGTCCAAAGAAGAGGTACAGCAAGCATTACGAAACGAAGGTCTTGGTTTCTATGCGTCATGGGTGCCGTAAAGAGGTAGAATATGGGTTATTTTGATGAGTTTCAACGTACCGGCGGTAGCACGGGCGGCGAAAGGTATTTTGATGAATTCAAGAATCAGCCGCCGCAGGATTCGTCTTTGCTGGACAGAGCAAAAGGGTTTCTGAACAGCATAGATGAAGCTTATGAAGAAGGGCGTGCGGCACGTAAAGCGCAGTGGGAGAAAACGAAAGCCAATGTGCTGAACACTCTTTCCAATTATGCGTCCAACGCCGGACAGGCCATAGAAAATTACGGCAATGAAATTGCGACGGCCGGGGAACGTGCTTTTGAAGCATACCAAAATGGGGAATCCATCAATATGGAAGACCCGACACAAGGATATGAGGGCGAAAATTATAATCGGGCAAAAATGAATGTCTACAATGAATTGGTGGGCAAGCCTGCCGGATATGCCACCATCACGCCCGGTATTCCTGCTCATGTCCGTATGGTAGGTGCAGCATTGGCAATTCCTACATTGTTTGATTCTACGATGCAGACTTATAATCAGAACATCGGCAATGATGACGGTACGCCTGTTATTAGCACGGCAAAAGAGACACTTTTAGATCCTGTTATTAATCCGGTTAAAGAAGCGGTTACTCATCCGGGGGAATATGTACAGAGCCTTGTGGATAATCCGACCGAATTGTGGGATAAAGTGTTCTTACCGGGCGCGGTCATTCACGGAGCGGCAAAAGGTATCAAAAAAGCAACGCCAAAAAGTATCAGCGAGCCTATCCGCGAGCATGTGACAGAACCGTTTAATGAACATGTTATTGATCCGGTAAAGAGCGGCCTTGCCAATGCGAAAGGGCGCTTTTTTGATTCTTTTAAACGTGGCGGAGAAACAGGTTTTGACGATTTAGCCCGTGACACAGAGATGGGTACGCAGTCACTTAAAGAAACAAACCTGTCGCCCGAATACGGCGAAACAGGAGATATAAAAACAGATGTTTATAACCGTCTCCGTCAGAACGGATTTACTGATTCGGAAGCGGCGGGGATTACCGGCAATATTGCGCAGGAATCCATGTTTGATACAGAAGCACTTTCCCAAGATGGATATAATTCCCATGGGTTGGTGCAGTGGACAGGCGACAGGAAAGCGCATTTAGAGAGATTTGCAAAAGAAAACGGGCTGGATCCTACGGACTGGCGCACACAGGTAGATTTCATTTCCGAAGAGATGAATACTACAGAGCGGGCGGCTTTTGAAGCACTCCGTAAAAATCCAAATATTACTCCGGAAGAGGCGGCTCATATCGTCCGTGAACAGTATGAGCGTCCGGATCCTTCAGTGGCTAATGACGCATACCGCCAGCAGATAGCCAGAGAAGTGTATGATGGCCGCAGTGTCCGCCCTGTGCAGCGTTCTATACAGCAGAACAGCCTCAATGATTTTGCCGAAGATGTGAAGCAGGCAGCACCGGAAGAAGCAAGTCTGAATTTCATGAGGGATCCGGTGAAAGATATTACGCCAGAAGAATTATCCAACCGCATTAAGGATGGGACTATACCCAAGGAAGTATTCCGTACGTATGACGAAGCGGGATATAACGCATTCAAAGATTTACCGGAAAAGCAGAAATTTAAGTATGCAAGTGACCAAACAATAGCCCTTAAGGATGGCATTCATGATCCTATGGGGGATGTGGTTAAGGTCATTTTTGATGATTCCAATCAAAAGGCGATTGATGATGTAACCAATGCTTTTGTATCCGGACACGATGCCCATGCAACGCTAAGTGACCGGCGGGCATTTGCTACCGGATTAATCAAAGATACCATAGAGTCCCCTGACGTTATTCTTAAACAGATGAATGGACGTAAATCATATGTGTCTTACTGGCGAGGCAAGAACAATATGCTTCATCAGGTTATTGTCAGTATGGATAGGACGGATAAAGGAAAAATTATTTCTTCTCATGTTGCGTCTGATACCGTAAAAGATAAACGTAAAGCCCTAAAGAAATTTGTTGCAGATACAAAAAAAGCCGACACCATTTTGTATGTCGACCAAAATATCAGTGATAAATTAAAAGGAGGCCCGACGGGGTATTCCCGGCCGCCCTCCGGTGATAGGGGTTCTACGCTGAATACCCAGCTCCACCCATCCGGCAACTCTATTGTAGCAGATGAAACAGGAAAAGTAAAATTGCCGGGTGATGAACGTTCATTTATAGCAAAACCTGTTGAGGAAGCAGCAGGTAGTGACTTGACCACATGGCAAGGAGAGACGATTTCACGTAAACAAATTCTTGACGATGTAAATAGTATTTTCGGTGCCACTATTAAGAAAGGACGTGTTGGAAAGAGGGGTACCAACGGTTGGTATAACCCTAAAACAGACGTTATCCGAACGAGAACATTCGGAGATCCTCGGACGGTTATGCATGAACTTGGACACTATGTGGATGCAAGGTTTAAATTCAGCAATCGCCCCGGTTTTGATACGGAATTTTCCAATGTTATTCGTAAACGTTTCGGAAACGCTTACGACAAAGGTGGGATAGAAACTATCCGCAAAGAAGGAATTGCTGAATTTTTCCATGATTACGTCACCAGCCGCAAGAAAGCGGCTTCTGAATTTCCTACATTCTATAAGGAATTTAAAAAGATTTTGGAAGGAGATAAAGAACTGCATGCGGCAGTAGACAAACTGTCTTATGTCGGTCATCAGTGGTATGCGCAGCCGGTCTGGGAACGGATGAAAGGGTCTGTTTCTTTCCGCGGGAAAGAAAATCTTCTGCAGAAAACGGTAAAATTCTTCAAGGATTCTAAGGAAGTCGCGCGGAAAGTTTATCATGAACCGTATACTACACTGGTGGATGAGCTTCATCCGTTAGAAGAACTTATCAGTGAAGTGGAAAAACGCGCAGGAAGAAAGTTAAGAGTAGAAGAAAATGCATTTAAACAGGCGTGGCTGACTCGCGGTTGGGCGGGTAAAGCAGAAGCGCTTCTGCAGAATGGCTCGCCTAAGCATAAAATCCCCGCCTTTAAAGATATTATTAGAAAAATTCCAGACAAACAGTTGAGAGATTTCTCTACTTATCTGACGGCGCTGCGCGAACTGGATATGAACCGCTGGAATAAATTCTTACCACGGGATGAAACACCGCTGATTACAAGATTTACCGAATCAGAATGTTTTGATGTCATCAAACACTATGAAAAGAATCCTGTTTTCGAGAAAGCTGCTACAGAAATTCATAAATACAATGATTTTTTGCTTGCGAATGCTGTAGATGCCGGTATGTTGTCTGTGAAGTCCGCAATGGCTATGAAAAATAAATATCCGCATTACGTACCGTTTTTCCGTGAGTTTTATGAAGCCGCAGAAGCACAAAGAAGCGGAACAGGAAAAGGGTTTGCTAATGTAGGGGCTGTCACAAAGAAAATGCGTGGCAGCACTTTGGATATAGTAGATCCGCTGGAGGGGATAATCCGGAATACTTTTACAATAATGAATGCCATTGAACGGAATAAGGTCGGGCAGTCTATTGTGAAACTGGCAAATGTTGACGGAATGGGAGCGCTGATTGAAAAAGTATCCGGCGCGGCCAAAGTAACGGATCATAGTTTTAGCGTTTTTGAAAACGGAAAGAAAGTTGTCTATAACACAACGCCGGAACTCTACCAGGCATTTAAAATGCTGAATCCCGAAGGCGCGAACATGTTCACGAAAATTCTTTCTTATCCGGCAAAATGGCTCCGTGCCGGGGCGACATTGGGACCTGAGTTCATTCTCCGCAATCCAGTCCGTGATATGATTTCCGCTACAATTTACTCTAAGCATGGATTTATACCGGTAGTGGATACGCTTAAAGGATTAGGACTGTATTTGCAGAAAGGTGAAACTTACTGGGAATACATGCGGTCAGGTGCGGCGCAGGCAAACCTTGTTTCTCTTGATAGGAATTACCTTTCCGGACAGATGAGAGACTTGTTGCAGCGGCCAAGCGTAAAAAAGATGGTAACAACAAATCCTATTGAAATACTGCGCGGACTGTCCGAGGCAACGGAAATGGCTACACGTTTAGCAGAGTTTCACAATGTACGGAAAGGGTATACGGGAATCGGGAATCGGCTTTTCAGCAAAAAGCGAAATCCGGGCAGTATTCAGGAAGCGGCGCTTGAAAGCCGAGATGTGACGCTGGACTTTTCACGAATAGGTTCTCATACAAAATCACTGAATAAGACGATTGCCTTTTTCAATGCGGCCATTCAGGGGACGGATAAGATGTTCCGTGAATGGAAAGCTAACCCACGGGATATGACGGTAAAAACGGCTATGTGGATTACCTTGCCGTCAGTCCTGCTTTGGGAGCTCAATAAGGACGATCCGCGGTATCAAGAGTTACCACAATGGCAGAAAGATATTTTCTGGATTATTCCCGCGAAAGATACACTGATTAAAATCCCTAAACCTTTTGAGCTGGGGATTCTTTTTGGAACCGTTCCTGAACGTATGCTGCAATGGGATTATGACAGAAAAAGAAAACAAAAGGGGGCAGGTTTTAAAGGACTTGCCGGCTCTGTACTTGATTCTATGGCTCCGTCTTTCCTGCCGACTGCATTAGTACCGGCCATCGAAGCGGTAACCAATCATTCAATTTTCATGGGGCGTGATATCGTACCGCAAAGCCAACAGGATACGATTCCTGAATTGCAGTATGGTCCTTACACGTCAGCGGTAGGCCGCAAAATAGGTGAAACGTTCGGTGTTTCTCCCCGCAAGGTAGATAATACTATCCGAGGATACGGCGGCAGCCTTGCCGGGTTGGGGTTGACGCTTACAGACGGAATGGTCGGACTGGATGAAACACGTCCGGCAAAGAGGTGGACGGAACAGCCGGGGATTCGTGGATTTACTGCCACACCTTATTCTAGTAGTGAAAGCGTGCAGGAAGTTTATGATGCA